GTTTTATATTGCGTATGCTGTAGTGATTGATCATACCCCTACCTTGCACTATTATTACCCACTACTTCCTGTTACAACACCTTTATAACCTGAATAATTTTCATTAGTTGAATCATATGTTATTGCTGGTATAGGCCAATAAGGATAGTATGGTATATATTCTGTTTCTTTATTCTTGAATACCGTGTGTAGTTCTTTATATAAAGCCTCTGCTTCTTCATATGTAAGCGTTTGCGGTTTTCCTTTAATATTGATTATTAATTTCATATAGACCTCCTATATAATATATCCTATTTACTATTGTATATCAAGAGCTATAACCCCTAATTATAAAACCTTGCATTACGCTTATCTATTTCCTCTTTTAATTTCTTGTCTAACTTATATTGCTTGTATGTTTCTATTGCGATGAATAAAGGCCAGAATATAAGACATAAAATAAACAAAGATATACGCCTTTCCTTTACTGCCAATACTACATATAGACCAACTATAATACCTATTACTATATGATAGATTATTGCTGTCATGGCTCTCTCCTTTTATATTCATGCAGTTTTCCTGTATATTCAATAACCTTATCAAGCTGTTCAAATTCATTCCAGTAAAAACGTCTGTTTTCTATTATAGTTGATTTATTAAGGCGTTTTACTTTACATCCGCATAATTTACATAGTTTTTCTATTTTCATTCTATCTGTCATTTATTCCCAAAACCTCCGTCATATTTAGCAGTCTTCCTGTCATGACAAGGTTTACACATTCCTTGCCAATTAGATACATCCCAAAATAATTTCATATCGCCTTTATGCGGTTTTATATGATCAACAACTGTTGCAACATCACCACATACTACACAATAAGGATACATCTTTAAAAACTTGGTTTTCTCTTTATACCATCGTTGCGTATATCCTCTTTTATAAGCTGATGGTCTATTGTCTTTCTGCCTGAACATCTTTTTATGGTAATCGCAATATGTATTGTGTGTTAGTTCAGGACATCCTGTAGCCTTACATGCTTTTTTTGGTTGATAAGGCATTATTCTATAGCCCTGGTTATTTCTACAAAAACAGGATCAACCTGATAATTTATTTTGCGTCCATCTTCATAAATAGCACCGACAATATTACCGCCGTCCTTATTAGTAATAGTAAGATGTGCAGTTCCAGGATCTTCAAAAGTCAAAGTCCTGTTGAATTCACCGATCCAATCTATGTAAGTTAATGTATACGGCTTTCCTTCATAATAACCTATAATGGTTATATCCATCATCAACCCTGCAGCCTGGTATCTTACTTCTACTGGATCAAATCCAGGTTCTATTTCACAGGCCATAAATAAAATAATAAATATAAAAAACAGTTTTTTCATCTTTCTGTCTCCTTCTTTTCCTTCTTGGGCAAATCTATTGATTTTAAAAGATAATAGTAATATAGAAACTTATAGTCTATCATATTCTTTTTATCTCTATTTCTGGTAAATTCATTTTTAAGTTTTTATCACTAAACCTTATAAATGCTAATATCTCCCCCGAATCAGCCCTAAAATCATAATCATTTAAACCTCTATTTGTTGTCGTATATGTGCACCTTTTAAACCAACATTGAACTATTGTTTTGATTAGGGTTTCGTCGGGGATGTTTTTTATTTTTCCTGCATATTTTAATAAATCAGGATGGTTTTCTCTTTCAACAGTTAAATATTCTTTTTCTTGCCCAACATCACAACAAAATAATGAGCCTTCAACATAATACTCCTGTTCTTTTATGGGTTTTAAGGTTCCCTTTTGTATGTTATCATATGCTCTGCATTCTTTACAGTCATGCTCAAATTCATACTTATTCCCCTGTTCATCTTGTAATATCATGGTTTACTCCTTAAAGTGTCAATTTCTTTTTCAGTTTTGTGTTATCGTCTTTAAGCCATTTTACTATAAACCATTGTACGACATGCAGAATTGCCGAAAATAATAAACAGATTACTAATATTATATTCATCCTAATCCTCCTTAATAATAAATCCCTTTCCTTGACAGGTTACACATTGTACTTGAATAGGGCAAGTAACTGCCGGATTTTTATAATCATCACATGCACAATTTATTGGATCATGTTCTGCTGTATATCCGTCACCTTTACAACTGTCACATTTAATCTTCTTCATTTATAATAAATCCCTTACTTATTCTAATTGCTTTAATTCTTCATATGCTTGCATCATGCCTATTGTATCACCCATTGAAATACATTTTTCAGCTTTATTGATAGCTTGCTGTATTACTGCTGAACCAAAAAATCCAGTTGGAATATTATCATATACCTGTTTTAACTCTCTTGCTCTGTTTAATTCTTTTTGAATCCCTTCTATCAAATTCATTTATCTTCCTCCTGTATTATAAATCCCTTCTGGATTGGTATTTCATGGCCTTTTATTATTAATAATTCATCAGTAGTATCTATATTATATATTGTGTCTTTTATATCTTTTATATCTTCTGATTTTATGCGTAATATATATGTCCCATCTCTTAACCTTCTTTTAAACAAATAATATTTATCATTATTCATTTTAATTCCTCCTGTTATAAAATCCTTAAATATTTTATACAGATCATAAAAAAACATAAAAACATGAAACTTTACATGTTCAATCCAATAAATAGGAGATTTTTTTAATCTCACTAAAATTTCTTCAAACTCTTTCGAATACTTAGCCATTATTTTAATTCCTCCGGTGGTTCTGGTAATGGATATAGTTGATACTCCTGCATTTCATCGTAATTACTATATCCCATAGCTCGAGCAGCTATGTCTTGTGTGAAATTTTATAGTTTGCTGAAGCAGATTTTTAAGAAAATGCCGTGCCCTATCTTCAGCACTTTTTAAATATGGTGGATATTTAAGTATAAATGTTATTTCCATTTTATCAACATTTATACTTTTTACTTGCCCGGACAATTCTAATGATTTGTCTGTGTGTTTCTCTTCCATAATCCCTTCTCCTTAGATTCTGTCATTTGTTTTTTCCTTTATAAAACTATCCCTTATATTTTCAAGTTGTTTCCTAATCGTTTTCCTTCTAATATCATCGCATCTTTGACACCAATAATCACTATGTGATGACCCCGCATTATTAGTACATTTATTTTCATAATTGCCATACCCGATGCACTTCACAATCCCTTCTCCTTTCTTTTAGGTAGTAGTTTCATCTTCTGTATCCTTCATTCTACGCTCCTTCCCCGATTATATTCCTCTGCGGAAATACTGATTATTTCCTCCACTTTAAGACCATGAGCATCGGCCAGGATTACCGCATCTGAGGCATCTGCAGCCTGAATGTACTCTATTACTGTTTTTTTGCCGGTTATTCTGTAATACATGCCCCTACAATCCTATCCATATCAACAAGTTTAACATTTTTATATGCACAAACTCTGACCTTGTCATGGATTGATAGAATGTCTTTTACATTCAGAGTTGCAGAAATAACCTTAATGCCCGTAAAATATGCTCTGTACGAAAATATACTTTTCAAAGTAGTAAAATGAAAACCTGCACCACAGTTTACTGACTGCTTTTTTTCTGCTTCAACTCTGTCTTTCCCACCAATTTTATATTTATATTGTTTATCATAATCAGAACTTAAATCTTCATTAACAGTTTTATATAATGTAAAATTACCGTTTTCGTCTGGAAGAATACCAAGCTGTAGTATTAGGTGTTCCACAGAGTATAATTCAGGATATGTATTTATTTTGTAACCATTGCCAATCTCTGCGTAATCGCCAATCTCTGCGGAATAGCCAATCTTTGCGGAATAGCCAATCTTTGCGGAATAGCCAATCTTTGCGGAATAGCCAATCTCTGCGGAATAGCCAATCTTTGCGGAATAGCCAATCTTTGCGGAATAGCCAATCTCTGCGGAATTGCCAATCTCTGCGGAATAGCCAATCTCTGCGGAACCCCCAATCTTTGCGGAATTGCCAATCTTTGCGTAATTGCCAATCTTTGCGGAATCGCCAATCTCTGCGTAATTGCCAATCTCTGCGTAATTGCCAATCTCTGCGTAATCGCCAATCTCTGCGGAATAGCCAATCTCTGCGGAATAGCCAATCTCTGCGGAATAGCCAATCTTTGCGTAATTGCCAATCTCTGCGTAATTGCCAATCTTTGCGGAATCGCCAATCTTTGCGGAATTGCCAATCTCTGCGTAATCGCCAATCTCTGCGTAATTGCCAATCTTTGCGGAATTGCCAATCTCTGCGGAATTGCCAATCTTTGCGGAATTGCCAATCTCTGCGTAATCGCCAATCTTTGCGTAATCGCCAATCTTTGCGGAATCAGATATTATTATATTACGGTCTTTCAGCAACTTGCTTTTTACTGATTTTATATTATACAACTTCCATCCTTCGCTACCCCATAAAAATATTTTCATAATTGACCTCCTCAAGTCTTTATAATATAAATATACACTTTTTAAATAAGTTTTAGTATCAGTGAAATGTCTGAAAATCATTAGGGTGAAATCACTGACTGGTTTATAGGGGTTTTCACTGATGTTATTTCTCCTCAAATCTTACATATTCCTTATTAAACTTAATAGATATATCTGACTTAGCACCATCCCTGTTTTTAGCAACAATCAAAATATGCTCATCGTTTTTTTCATATATTAAAATAACACAATCAGCGTCTTTTTCTATCTGGCTTGAATCAGACAAATCGTTTAAACCCGGTCTACGGTTTTCTGCATCCCTTCTTAACTGTGCTGCAGTAACTACAGGTATTTTATATCTCCTTGCAAGTTCTTTTAAAGTCAAAGAAACATTTGCAACCTTTTCAATCCTTGAATCGCCTGAACTTTTTACCAGTTGTAAATAATCAACTAATAGAATATCTATCTTAAATTCTTTTACCATTCTGGCTGTCTGTATTTCTAATTCATCAATCGTTATATTAGGCTTGTCATAAATATAAATATCTTTTTCATAAAGCTGTCCGCAGGCTCCTTGTATTTTTCCCATGTCTGAATCTCTATAATATCCAGTCCTTAAAGCTCTTGTATTAACTCCGCCCACACTTGAAATAAGTCTTGTCATTATTTCATTACGTCCGCTTTCAAGGCTCAAAATACCAACTTTATGCGTCCTTGCAATATTGGCAGCAAAGTTAAAAAGCAAAGCACTTTTACCAACAGAAGCCCTTGCGCCTATTACATAATATTTTTCTTTTTCAAATCCTAAAAGGACTTGATTTATGCATTTAAATCCTGTATCTAATCCCGGAAGCTGACCTCTTGTAAGTTTTCGAGTTTCTAATAAATTTATAAAATCATGAAGCATATCACCTATTTTTAATACATTAAAATCATCTGCATAATCATTAACTATATCGTTTATTTCAGACTGAATAAAAGTGTAAAGCTCAGTTGAATCTTTTTTAATATCTTCCTGTATTTGTTTTGCTAAAGTTAAAAATCGGCGTTTTCTGTTTGCCTCAAGTATCTTGTTTTCGTAAAACTTCCAGTTTGCATCTGTATTGCTTGTTAATCCGCTTATATATTCTGCATATTCGTTTATCTCTGAATACACTGTATTTAAGTTTGCTTTCTCGCCTTTTTTTATTAAATAGGAAATAGTATTAAATATTAACTTGTTTTTACTATCTGTAAATGAATCTGCTTTTATTTTAAGTGAATGAAATATATCATTGTTTTTTAATATTTGTCCTAATAAAATATTTTCTTCTTTCAAAACTGCATACCTTGTAAACAATCAGGCTTTTCTTCTTTTATCTCTTGTATATTATCTTTTCTTAACCAACTAAGCAAAGTATAATAATGGCTTTTATATCTTTTGCCTTTAGACCCTATGTAGTTATTAAGTTTTTCTATATATAATTCTGTATTATATTTTCCATATCTATTAAATATTTTATTATATTCTTCTTCTTTTAAATAAATAAAATCTAAATATTTAAGGGTAACGTTACTTGTAACGTTTTCCTCTCCCTCTTCTCTTATATCTTCTTCTTTATTAATAATAGGAAGAAGTTTTTGTTTTTCTCTAAATCGCTGTTGTCGTATTCTATTCTGTTCTCTTATTTTTTCTAAACCTTCTATATTTTGATGATGTTCCCAGTCAACAATGTATATAAAGTTATCTTTATTTATTCCTATCATATGAAGACTTTTAAAAGTTTCTGTAGCAAGTCTAACAACATTTATCTCCATATTAAGTTCTGTTGCAATATCTTCTATATCTAAAGGCACTCTATCGCATATATATATCATGCCGCCTGCATTACATTTTCCTGCTTCAGTAAGCATATAAATCCATATATTTAAAAGTTTATCACCATCAGGCATGCGCCTTATTTTTTTTATTTTTTTATTATCAAATAAATCAAGTTCTAACTTTATCCATGTCGGTTTCATTTATTAAACCTCTATATGTAATATACAATATTTTAATATATCATCTCTTTTTAAGACAAAACCTTTAGAAGTCTTTTTTTTAATTTCTTTTTCTATAAATAAACCACTTTCAAATATTTCCTTTAATCTTTTTTTACTAAATATAAATATATGATTATAATCGCCACAAACATATAACCATGTATTATCTTTTCTATATATTCCAGAAGCAACATAATTTACATTGTTAGGATTACTTTTTTCTTTTACTTCTATCCAACAACATTTTATTTTTGATAATTTTGAATTATATTTTATTTCAATACCCTGAAAACATTCTCCTTTTAATTGATTCTCTTTATCTAAATAAAAATCTAAATTAATATTATATCTATCAATAAATATTTTATTTACAAACTGCTGATATTTATTTCCTCTTTTTAATTGTTCTTTATAATATTCGGTCAAATTTCGTTACCCCATGAATCCCAATTATCCCTATTATTCCTTGCAAATAATTCTATGTATTCAGCGTTAGGATACAAAGTCTCTATAATATTATAAAAATAATCAGGTTTTTTACTGTGTTCCGTTCTTTCTTCAGAATAAACACTATCAAATAATTTTTTATTCCACGGTGTTATATTACCATGTGTACAGATTAATAAAAATTCATGTCTTACACTATTATAAAAACCCATATTATGCTTTATTTTATCCCAGACAAAAGACGATTTATATTTAAACCCCCATTCCTTTATAACTTCAAAACTCATTTCTAAATAAGGCGAAGTAACCCACAAAAATAATATTGCATTTATTTTTCTTAGTTTTTTTACATTCATTTTTTTTATTTCTTCTAATCCCATTATTTTATATTTACCTGAAGCTGTACCATATCCATCTATTTGCTTTGTCTCTCCCCTGTCTGCATAACCCCATGCAGGATCGGCATATATCACATCATATTGTTTTTTTATTTCGTCTATATTATTATAGGTTAATTTTTCGTATATTATTTCTTTTTTTTCTTCATGTTGTATTTGTCTTTCAACTTTCAACATCATACTTTCAGTAAGTTCTTTCTGCTGCTCTTTTGTTTCAGTTATAATATTTTCAAAAGTTTCTTCTGGAATATTAGCTATTTTTTGCCATCTGCTTGACTCCATTCTACTAATATCGTTTGCTTGTAACACGCTGTTACAAGCATCATATTGATTTTTAGGCATGTTAACTTCTTTAAGCATTTCGCCAGCTCTACGTTCTGCTCTTAGTTTTATTTCACATAAATCATTTTGTACTAATAAACTTTCTTTTGCTTGTTTTGCATAAGCTCTCATGGCCTCTGCTCTATCTCTGATACTTTTTATTTCATCTATTGTTTTACATTCTGCTATTGCTTTTTTAGCATTGTTCCATTTTATAAGTTCCATTCTTACTCCTCTAACTTATATATAAGCCGTTGTATGGGTTCTGGATCGGGTTTAGACTGTTCCTGGATGTAAAGTTCAAATAAGTAAAATATAGACTTGACTGGCATTTTTTTAAATACTATTTCATTACTCGTTAGTTCATGGAAAAAGTCATCTGTGTACATGTTTAGCCCTCCTCATAGCGTTTATATGATCTCTTTTTCTATTAAAATAGTCTCTTATTTTTAATCTTTCATATTTATCAGGCACTTTTTCTATGAAAAGCTTTTCTATCTTGACAACTATCTGCATACATTCCCAATATTCGCCATATACTTTTTTATACCTGTGTTCCATATCATATTCATGTTTCCATGCTCTATATTTATTAGTTCTTATGTATTCTAAATGTTTATGTTTAAATTTATCCCTGTTGCGTTTTTGCATTGCTCTGCCAGCAGGAGATTCATTATATTTTTTATTTCTTTGTTTTATTGCTTCTTTATTTTTACGCCTGTACTCAATATCATACAGGCGTTTTTTTTCCTTCTCACTTAGCATAATTTATAAGTTCTTCTGTTATATTTTCATGTGCTTGTGCTAAAATAGACTGTTGAGATTTTATAACCCTTACAATCTCCCTTGATTGCTGTGCTATTGCATCAGCAACACCAACTTCTATACTTCCAGATTCAAGTTTCTGTAAAGTATCCCATAAAATCTTTTTTAATTCTTTTGCTTTAAGTTCTTTCATATTACCTCCTGACAATAAAAAAGCCCTTACAAGAGGAAGCTGGACATCCGGCCTGCGATACACCGAAAACCCCCTCTCATAAGGGCAAATATTATTACACGCAGTTTATCGGTTAAAAGCCGTCCAGTAACTTAATAACCATCTATATAATACTAAATATCTATAGTCTTGTCAAACATTAACTCCTGTAATTCGCTTTTTTCAAATAGTTCATTCTGTGATATGTGATCCTTGAATCGCTTTTCTTGTGCTTCAAAATAATCAGGGTCAAGCTCACATCCTGTAAAGTCGAAGCCCATATCATAACAGGCTATTCTTATTGAACCACTGCCGACATGCGAGTCAAATATTGTTTGTCTTGGTTTTGCGTAGTTTTTTAAAAGCCATTTGTATAAATCTATAGGCTTTTGTGTAATATGTATCTTTTTCTCTTTAAAATTTGATAAGCTTCTTGAATATGTAAATATTCTCAATGCCTTATTAAAAGAAGTATATGCCAACTCTCCATCACTATAAGCAAAATCCCTTTGTCCTTTGTCCCATAATATCCATCCCATTGAAGGCTTTAAATATTCTACAAAATAATTAGCTCCCCATATTATTTGATTTTTTGTTATTCTATAAAGTTCATCAAAATACATCTTATCAGGTCTTTTATTATCCCATTCTTTATTGGTATATTTTTTATATCCATACTTTTCATCACCCCAAATTTTTTTAATATTTATCCCATAAGGAGGATCAACTATAGCAAGATCAAATTCCTTATCCTTACACTTAGACATAAAATCCATACAGTCTCCCAATATACATTTATTCACACAAGCCACCTTATATCATCATATTCTCTATTTATTATTATCTTGCTCTTATTCTGTAGATCACGCTGTATTATAATACCGTCTTTAATACAAGTGCCTTCTTTGAACCAGGAGCATTTACACGCTGCTATTCTGCAGCAGATTTAACTTTTTCCATCATTTATCACCTTTGTATTATGTTCTATCTGTGCTTTAATATGGGCATTTAATTTCTTGTTGCTTTCTTCAAGTTCCTGATTACGCTGTTTCAGCTCTTTTATTTCTGTGTTCAGTTCTTCAAGCTTTCTGCGGTGTATCTCCGGAATAAGATCTTTCATGTTTGACTTGATAAACTTGCTTTTCTGATAACCGCCGAATGCAAACATCATCCAGCCGTATAAAGTCAAGATAATAAGCCAAAAACCTACAGGCCATATTTCAAGCCATGTTTGATATAAAGCTTGTAAAGACGGGTTAGGGTTCATATTTTATCACCATTTTAACCTTTCTATTATTGTCTATCATTTATATCTCCTGTCTTTGTTAAGATATTTTTTTATTTCCTGCCATTCTAAATCAGTAATAAATATACCATACTTAAAAGGTTCTGTTCTACCTATACCCAATTTTTGAGCTATACGATAAGATTTGCGTAATAGGTATGGTTTAAGGTTTTCTGTTTTCCAGTAGCTATATATTGTTTTCAAAATTCTTTTTCCGTCCATAATTCAAACCTCCAATATATATTGATGCTGTCTGACTGACAGCTAATGCCCTATAAGCTGCATTACAACCCGCCCTGTACCAGAGGAGACACAGTGGGCGGGGGATTATTATCCTATTCTTTTACCAATTTTTTTGTTACCAATTATATCAGGATGACCACACATTAACCAGTTCATTTTTTCAGCTCCAAGTCGCGCTTCTACTTTTACTTTCGCTTCCGTTAAGTCTTCAGCCTCAACGGTTTCAAATCTCGTTTTTGCTTCAAATGGTACTGGAAAAAGTCTTTTGCCAAGCGGCGTATTACACATTTTTGCTTCTGTAAACTGCACTCTGTAATTTTTCATATCCGCCTCCTCCCATTAAAATATTTTATCTATTTTACAGCCATCAAAAACATTTTGAACGTTTAAAAATGTAGTATCTTGTACGTGGTTACCGTTTACCAAAATTGAAACTGTACCATTTAAATCATTCGCGCTATCTTCTGGCATCGGAATAAAATGTATTTCGACTTTGTTGCCAACAGGATCGGTTAAAAAAATCTTAAAAGTTTTATTTTTACTAAGATTTTTGTTGATATAATCCATCATTTCTTTCTTTTCCATATCTGACCTCCTCAAGTCTTTATAATAATTAAGTCATTCAACCCGCCCGAAGGCGGGTAAAAAAAGTTAATTATTATAATGTTTGTCACAAACATCATTTACAGACTTGCCGACTATATCACCATCATCGTCAACATAATTTCTGCCTCGCTTTGCATACCATGCACATGTTTCATCAGTCATCTGCACGCCGTCAATTTTCCTGCCAGATTTATGTATAACACAATCGTCAAAAATTATCAGATATTGATCATCATTATAGATGCCGCCATTTGCGAGCTCAGATATCCACATACCACCCATGTTGATATTACCTGACTCGTGTAACTCTCTCTGCTCGTCAACGCTCATTGCCAAAAAATCGTTTGTTTTAATTTTAATCATATTTGACCTCCTCAAGTCTTTATATTATAAATATAATACATTATGACAATAAAGTCAATATAAATATGCAAAAATATTATTTTTTTAAATATTTTTTTTAAAACTACTAAACATATGTTTAGATGATTTCTCCAAGTAAATAGCGGTTATTCCGCAGGCTTTTATCATCCTGCAGCTCTAAAGCGTTAAAGGACGATTCGATATAAGTCTCCCATTCTATATTTTGTGAGCTGCTTATCTGCACACCGCCTTTTGCCGAATGAGTTATTTCTGTAACCTGTTCTTTATTGACTCCTGTTACAAAAGCTATATGCGTTTTGAAAAATATTAAGCATCCAATTTTAGGACTGTTTATCGGTTTACATAGTTTACTGTTAAATATATTCCAGTTTCCTGTGCCTCTTTCGTTTACACGCATCTTATTTTTATTGTATTCATTTATCGGATAGTTTGCCAGTCCGGTTATATCCAATATATAAGACGCAAAACCGGAGCAATCAAGAGCAGGGATATTACAATAAGTCTTATCAGGAGAAAAATAAATACAGCATGCTTTGTTATAAACAGGGGGAGAGTTTTTATAACTTGGCTCATAAACGCATCCTGATTTACTTCCGGTTCTTACGTCATATACAATATCTAAATGGCTGCTAAGTCTGGCTATATCTGCAAGGGCGATTGCATCTCCGCCTTTTAACTTAAACAGCCATTCAGCTATGCGGCTAAAATAAATAAATCTGTTATAGTCTAATATAGTCTGATCTTGTAGTATAATCTCAAGGTATTTATTTTCTAAAGTATTGCAGAATAGTTTTTGCGTTTCTGATAAGGTTCTGTTTAATCCTTGCGTCTTGTCATCTTCGTATATCAGTTTATATGTTTCTTCTATTATTTTATCTTTACTCATATTCATTCTCCTCTATAATAGATTTATAAGCCTTTCTCATATTGCTCTAAAACAAATGTCATTGTTTTTATCCAACCTTTTAATTCTTCGACTGTCCATTTCTTATATTCATTTTCATGAGCCTTTAAATAATTATATCTTTCAGGAAACTTGTTTTCAAACCATTCAAAAGCACCTAAAATATCTTTATGCCACCAGTATAAATGACAAGCCCTGCATAATAGTTTAAGATTCAATAAATCATATCTTAAGTACAAACTTTTTGATTTAGGTACAACATGACTTACATCTCCGGGGTTAACATATTTACCGCATTTTTGGCATGTATCTTTATCTCTAAGCCTTATTATTTGTTTACATAAATCCTCAAGTTTAAGTTTAAGTTTTTGTAGTTCGGTTTTTTTCTTATATGGTTTACGCTTCTTCATTTTCTATTAACCTTATTCCTTGTTCTGCAGCCAATCTATGACAAAATTCTATAGCTGCGTTTTCCTGTTCACTTGAAAGCTCTGATTCACTTTTTGGCATCATCTTGCCTAATACTTCATGATAAGGCCATTCAGCACATTCAAGCTTGATGTAGTTTTTGATTTCTGACATATCATGATAGGTTTCTCTTGCTATCTGTTGTATATGTCCATGTAGATGATTGCATTGAGAGCCTTTGCCTGTTGAACGTGCTTTAAATGGTTTAGTTATTTTAACTTGTGCATATCCTGCATATTTCTGTTCTATCATATTAAGCATGTATTTCCATTCGTCTAATCTATCAGCAGGAATATGCACTGTAAAAGAGGCAAAAGTTTTTGTTATTGGAACAGCGTTAAATGTCATTTAATACCTCAGAAAGGGATATCGTCTTTAAAGTCATCGAATTCTTCTTTCATACTCTGTCTATGACTTACATCCTTTGTTAAAACTCTTTCAGCCTTGAATATAATCTTATTGTAAGACTTTCCGTCTTTCTCCCATGTGTTGTTTTCTATTTCAGCACACACATGAACTAAAACACCTTTTTTAATTTCATGCTGTAACCCTTCTGCATCTTTACCCCAGGTTTCAATATTGTAGAAACTTACTTTCTTTTCGTAGCTGTCACCTTTTTTAATACTTTTTTGTACAGCGATTCCAAATTCACCCTTTGCCATTCCACTATTCAAATATGTTAATTTTAAATCTCTTGTAACTCTGCCTATAAAATAAGCTTTCTCCATATGTTCCCAATACATAATTACTCCTTAAAAAACATCTAAATCTTTTTGTAAGTCTTTTGCTTCTTTGCTTACAATATCGTTAAATTTTGTATCAACATCTTGCAATTTTGCCTTCGCTTCTGTCAATCTTATATTAGCAAGTTTTAAATTATCATTCAATTTCATTAATAACGTTTCTCCTGAATATTTTTGTTCTGCATCATAAACAGACTGTGTAATTTTCTTTCCTAAATCAGGACTGATTGCGTTGTTTTCACTAATTAAAAGTATTTCGTTTTTAACTTTTGTAATTTGTCCTTTTAGTTTAATGGCTTTTTCTTTGTTTTCTATTTCATCAATTTCTGCATTTGACACTTTGTCGGGATCTTCTCCTGTTGGTATTGCAAAAGTCCTAAGTAATAAATATTTAAAAGCATAAGTCATAGCCTTTCCTGTACCTTTATCCTGAGAGTCCCAACCTTGACCACATGATTTAATTATTTCACAATCACCAGTTTCAACATCAATAATTTTATAAGCAGTTTCAATTGTTGTCAATCGTTTTTCAGAATCATAAGCTGTTTTAACTTCTGTCGGAATTATAATTAATCCTTCCTTTATTAACTGCTTCCTAACCTCAATAGTAACTTTTTCTTCTGATATTGCTCTGTAATCTGTTTCCTTATATTTTACTCGTTCATCTTTTTTGAGCCATGTAATAGCTTTCATTATATTTTTTATTTTTTTATAAAGTTGTATTTGTTTTATTTCATCCATTTTCATTCTCCTTTATAACTTCATTCATACAAAATACAGCTATTAAAGCCGTCCAAACATTGCAATGTGAATGATTAACAATATATCCCAAATATCCTTCTTCAAGTATTTTATTATCTGAAACCCATTTTTGATATTCATTATATCCAATATTTGAATATTCATATTTTTTGCAAAATTCTTTTATAGATATTTTATCATATGAATATCCTTGAAACATTGCCCCTTCACCTGTTCCAGCGATTAAAATATAATCATCTACATTTGATATAATAAAACTATATTTAGTTTTATCTCCAGGTTCAATCTCAACTATTGTTGCTTTAATATTCTTTGTATTCATTTTAGTCTCCTTTATTATAACCTCCGTATTACAATAAATACATAGTGTTAAAAGTCTTTCCTTTTCTTTAAATATAATATTTTTATGGTATCTGTAATGATCCCAATTTGATTTAGTATATATTTCAGGATGTCCATAAGGCGTAAGGACTTTATCCCATGTATCTAAGAGTTCATCATGGCTGCATTTTGGATTAGTACAGTAATATTTCATTCTTCTTCCTTAAAAAAAGATGCAGAGCCGATTTGATAAGATTCGCACTTTAAGGAGGTAGATATGAAGCTCATGTCTAACTCTGCATCTATATATTTTCCACAAATATTACATTTGTAATAATCAAGTCCGTTTACTTTTTTATGTTGCATGGGCTCTTTACAGCAAGTCATTTTATTTCCTTTAATAATTTAATGCCAAATTTAAGTATTTTAATCTTAATTTTATTACATGTGGCATAAGCAGCAGCAGCATAAGCAGCAGCAGCATAAGCATCAGTATCAGCATAAGCAGCAGCAGCATAAGCAGCAGCATAAGCATAAGCATAAGCAGCAGCATAAGCAGCAGCAGCAGCAGTCTTTTTATTCTTTGCTGTTGGATTCTTCAAATAATTTTCCACTGCTTTAATTGCTTCCCTTGGCCGTTTGTCATCAGGATATTTTTCCTCAAAAATATGCAATACTTTCTTGGCTGCATATATTGCGTATTTAATCCGCTGTCTTTTTGTCATTAACCTTACAATCAACCAATTAGCCCATTGTAAATATAGTTTTTTATTCGACTTTATCATTATATCAAATAACTCAAAAGTATCCCTTTCTTTTTGTTTTAAGAATTCTTTTTTTGCTTCCGTGCATGCACCAATTTTATCGAGATATTTTACTGTTATTGTTTTACGCATATTCTTTGCTCCTGCTTCTTGCTATTATTATATTAACTATTTCTTCATGTAGTTCCTCAATGCTTTTAGTTTCTGCATCAGGGATGTATATTTCTTTTAATGGTTCAGGGATTTTATTTCCGTTTATAGTTATCATAAATATTTCCTTTCTATTTTATTCATTGATTCATAAATATTTTCAGCTGCTTTTAATGTTAAACTATTATTTGCAAAAGGTATTATTTTAAATGCATTTATGCTTAATTTCAATGCTTCTTTTAGATGATTCCACATAAGTTTATATTTATTCTTCATACTATCCTCACAACTTCGCATTTTTTAACCCTGAATTTATCCTTAGTAACAGGGTATGGAATAGCCACAATATCACCTATGTGTACTTTAACTTCAATTAGTCTGGTTCCCCATTTACCAGCTAATTCTTTTGTAGGACACAAATGAATACCGTAAGTACATTCTTCAAATACATTGGGATTGGCATATTCAGTTTCAATTATTGTACCTATTTTATATTCAAGCTTATTTGTGATATGCATAGGTGATTTTAAATCATCAGATACACCTTTAAAAACATATATATAATTTCCTTTCTTTTTAATTTTAAATTCTTTTATGTAATCATTTAGTGTATATGGTTTAAGCCAAAACATATATTTTTCTGCGCCTCTCAGGTCTGCGCCTCTCAGGTCTGCGCCTCTCAGGTCTGCGTCTGTCAGGTCTGCGCCTCTCAGGTCTGCGTCTGTCAGGTCTGCGCCTCTCAGGTCTGCGCCTCTCAGGTCTGCGTCTGTATTTTTTTCAAGACAATCCTTTATACTCTCATATTTACCACTTATAATTATTTCATTAGAGTATCTATTTTTTATTTCAATTAATTTCTTCTTCATGATATTTGTCTCCCTATTGAATAACTGCTATTATCAGGATTATTATATTCTAATACCAGCCAGTTTTTATTTTCTATTTCATATACTACAAAACAATCCATTAAAGATTCCTGCAGTCCGCACGGTTTTGCATCAGGACATTTTCCAATGCATTCTTTTATAAGTTCAATCTTTAATTCTGTGTATTCATTATTTCCCGGTTTCATTTAACACCTCCAAATAAGGATTAAACTTTAAAACACTATCCTCAAAGCCTTCAATAAAATTAACCGAGAATTCGTTTATCTCAGTTATACCTGAAACGATGCCTTTTTCTATGTTAATAGTCTCTTGCTGCTTGGCTTCTATTTTCTGGTTACCTTCAAGTATAGCCCTGACGTTTCTTTCGAGCCTCTCACATGTTGATGCTATGCTCTGAAAGTTCTGTTTAATAGCATTAAAATTGTCTTGTATCTTCTCCATATCTAATCTCCTTAATATAAATATAATGCATGATAAGACCTTTGTCAACATTTTTAGTAAAATATTTTATTTTTTATATGCAAATATATTGCCTTTTACGTAAATATATATTATATTGTAACAGTTGTATACTAAAAGGAATATAACAGAGTGGCGGAATAGGTAAAGCCGAGTCGGCCGAGGGTATGAAATCCGACGTAAAATTATCCCTTACTGCAAGGTGCAAATCCTTGCCTCTGCTAAAATATTTAATAGGCCGTTGATTGTTATTTCCGGTATGTGTAGCACACATAACTATTAAATATCAGACAGGCTATGAGGTATTAATTAAGATGCACGCCTGAAATAGCCTGTCGTTTTTTTAAAGGAGTTTTAATGTTGGAAGTTAAAGACATACAAAAAAATCTTGTCAAGCAAATTAAATTTGAACTTATAGAACAAGATCTTAATCAGAGTAAATTAGCTGATATGTTAGATGTAGATACATCATATATATCTGATGTATTTAATGGAAAAAGAGGATTATCATTAAAGTTTTTGGTTAGGGTTTGTAATGTTTTAAATTTAACTCCCAATTTTAAGCTTGACCGTTTACATTGGGAATAGATAAGGAGTAAAACACATGAGCAAAACAATTACTATTAGCGACGAAACTTATGACGCTATTAAGGATCAGTTAAAGACTGATGAACAGGTTGATATTAGTTCTATTGAAGAACTTGTTGGAAAAAAACTATTTTTAAGAACTGTAACATACCATATGGTTGGCAAAGTTGAAAAAACTATTGGCAAAATATTACAGCTTTCAGATGCTTCATGGGTAGCTGATTCAGGCAGGTTCATGAATGCTATCAAAGAGGGTACGCTGGATGAAGTCGAACCAGTTGGAACATGGTTTGTCAATCTTGATGCAACAACAGATTTTGGAATATGGAAACATAAACTCCCGAAGGAACAAAAATGAACTTTGCAAACCTTGAAATAGCGTCTCGGTCTGGGTCTCGGTCTCGGTCTCGGTCTGGGTCTTGGTCTCGGTCTGGGTCTCGGTCTGGGTCTTGGTCTCGGTCTGGGTCTCGGTCTCGGTCTCGGTCTGGGTCTTGGTCTCGGTCTGGGTCTCGGTCTGGGTCTTGGTCTCGGTCTGGGTCTCGGTCTCGGTCTCGGTCTCGGTCTTGCTAATTCCTAACAACTATAGATAAGGAGTAATATATGCCATTGAAAAAGGATTGCAATTGTTTCAGTTATAATCTTAGTGATTGGGAAAAGGAAATAGATAATAGAGTTAAAATGCCAATAAACGGAAAGGTTGAAACAATAGATAATTGTATACATCATATTGTTGCTGCTCTAAATGCAGGTGGAATAAAAACTGTTGCTTCTTGTTGCGGTCATAATAAGATGGTTGGTAATATAATTTTAGATGATGGAAGGGTGTTGGCAATACATCCAGATTTTAAATGTTTTAATAACTATCATCATGTAACTAAGGAGTAATATATTAATAAAAAGAAGCCAAAAAACTTATGAAACTACATGGACATAAATTTGATTATTGTCGTACTTGCGATACTGGCATTATTATATGTGGTTATTGTGGAAACAATTGCTGTAATGGTGGATCTGGCGATAATTGTAAGGACGACTGTAATGAAGCTTATGATATACAAAGCTGTGTTAATATGCCGTTATGGTATAGATTTAGAGAATGGATTGCATTTTTAAAATATAGATTATTTTTAATGCTTTAAACTCAATACTATAACAGTAACAGCAATACCTGATATACCTATAACAATAAAAGTATTACGGATTGTTTTCCGCTTCAAGGAGCTTGATAGATTCTTTAATGATTCGGCTTGCCTCTCTATTATCGAGTTCTGAAGTGACAACTCCCTCTTGAAGTCTAATATACGCACTTCTAATTCGTTCGTATGTTTCTCCAAGTCTGTTATTTGTATCTTGTAAGTTTGATTTATCTGCTCTAAGGCTTGTAATTGTTTGTTCAAGTCCAGCAATGTTTTCTTGTAATCGTTTATTTGAGTTTCCCAATTCTTCGTTATTAACAAGAGCTTCATTAAGTTGTCTTTTAATGTCTGCGTAGTTTCCGCATCCAGTGAATAAACCTGTATTGAAAACAACAACAACACCAATACAAATAAAAACAATCTTATATTTAATAATGAACGATTTAACATTTTTCAGTATCTCCATTTTTACCCTCTATATATTTTTTAAGCGGATTACCTGCAAAGGCTGCCGCTGCTTGTGGGATTATATATGGCATCATAGCCCCTATTATTGCAACATATCTCTCAACTAAAGAAACATTAAATAAACTTATAAAGCCGAATGTTACAAGTAACATGCCATACCCTATTGTTACATACTGTAATAATTTAATTGCTTTCATATAGCCTCCTGTTTATTTTACTTTATAAGTTTAAATATTAATTAATTATTATAAAGATTCAATATATGCATCAAGTTCATCCTGGTTAGCTTTAATGCGTTTTTGGTAATTAAGTTGTATATATACTGCACTTTTATATGCTTCTTCAATTAACACACAAGTTTCAGCAACTATCTTGCGAGTCCAATTAAAATTTTCATCAGCGGAAACACCTAAATCAATCCATTCTCTACGTACAATAACACCGAATTGATATATTAATTTTTCTTTTATTCCTGTCAATTCATCTGGTGGATGTGTGCCTATATATTCTTCAAATTCATCAGCTATGACAGCAAATTTAAATTCAGTATTTTCAGGATTAGTAAAAAGCGTTTCCATATTTTTAAAATCTTGCTTTGCTATATATCTCATTTCATTGATACCTATTTCAACTATATGACAATAAGCTTTGTATTGGTTATGTTCAAATGGATTTAATATACCTTTTGATATTAATAAATCCCTATGCGTTTTTTGAAACTTATTTCTCATTGATGCAAATATTGCTTCTAATTTAATAGACTGTTCATTATGCCAATTATCTATTAAATCTCTTCTGGCTTCTGCATTTTCCTGAACTGCTGCCGTAACTTTAAGTATTACCTCTTTGCCTGTTGATATACTAATTGCACCCCATGTAAAATTAACACCGATAAAAGCTACTGCAACAATTACAGCTGCTATTATAAGTATTGGTTTCCAGTTCTTAAATTCTATTTTCATAAATCCTCCTATGAATAATCTACGCATATATTATAATATTCATCCTCGACATCCAGGGTTAACGCCGTATTTATTCCTGTCATTAATCTTATACCAGATGTATTTACATAATATTGACTTTCATTTACGCTAACTTGGCCGGGATTTATGCCTCTATCACCAGAATTAGTAACAGAAATAGGGATTTCAACAGAATTGTTTTCAGTTCCATCAGAACTATGATATATTTTTAAATTCAATAATCTGGTATTGGTATTTAAATTATGATAAATTGTAGAATTAATATTTTTAGTAGTTCCTCCATTATCAATGTCAGCAGTAACGCCACTGCTTCCGCCAGTTATCTGATCATCATTTATAAATCCTACACACGGCCCACCTACACCATCATCTGCATATATAACATACATATTAGAGATGCCATCATCATATATTATAATACCTCTTTCTCCTGATGCACTTATAATGACCTCAAAAAGTTGAAATGTTCCACCTGTTAAATTATCATAATCAATTTCAATGAATCCAATTCCAACCGCTGTCCAATCTGATCGGCTAATCCATCCTGATTCAAGATGCCATTTCCAATCATCTATTATGTACCATGCACCATTTATGGCTTTTATATGTACTTTTTCATATTGCCTGAATAAAGCTATTCTATCCCATCCATTTATAGTCTCTGCACCCTCTCCTTCAATAACTAATGGCCCATAACCGGAATCTATTTTCATAAATTTGAGTTCAAGATTGTCATTGTCTCCAACCGTAGGAAGGGTATGGGTTTTTTTATCTGTTCCTGTTGTATAAGAATACAAAGTAAATCCAGGCATATCAGTTGTTGTATAGTCTGCTGATTTAGATGAATATTCCCATGTTATATTGTTAATATCATCAGCGACCGGATAATCTCCAACAGTATATCCTGAAAAAAATAAATCTATTCCTTGATATGCTGCGTTAGTAATTTGAATTGTAGTATAAATTGTTTTAGTTGTTCCCTTTGCTGCTGTTACTTCAGTAGTCAAATCCTCATCTTTGCCGTCACAAGTATAATCTATATCTTTATCTAAAAAAGTTCCTCCGCCTGCTGCAGCGGTTCTAATTACTATATCTTCATAAGTATACGTATCATATCCCTTATTGCTTCCAACGGCATCTTTTAATTCACTCATCACAAATGCTGAAGCACCTACTGAATTATATACTAAATCAGTAAATACAGTTAAATCTGTATTTTTGTCAATTCTTGATCTAATTGGAGCGCTCATGCTGGCACCTCCTTTGTTCGTCCGTATAATTTTGATCTTAATAAATGCGATCTGTATAAATATCCTTGCATATAAATTAAATCACCAATTACTTCAATAAGCCTGCATTCAAGCATTATTTTACCATTACTATAATTTATAGTTATCCCTATTATTTCAGCCTTTACCGTGCCTATGTTAGGTGCTGTTGGCCGTTCAAGTTCTATCTGTATTATGTCCCCTATTTTCCGTGTAATTGCCTGATAATTTATTTCTATTTTAAATACTTTTTTTACAACTTTAAGAAAATCATAAACATATGTAGCAAATGTCTGAGCATCAGCAGCACTTGTCAATAACGTATTATATGTTTTTGTTCTTTTTATGTTATGTTCATCTAAAACATCATCTTCATATGTATTATCGTGTAAACTTCTATATTCATTATTAGCCCAATCTTTGCAATATTTTACTTCTATTGCCGAATATAATTCATCTGCCTCATCTGATAAAGGAATATATGATAATACATCTTCTTTTGTATATTTTGCTACAGTAGCAAAATATTTATTAAATATTTTTCCAGCTATTTTACCATCGCTTTGTATTATTAAATCTATAAAAGATGATTTAGTTATTTCATTTATAATATCATTAAGCTGTTTGCCTTCTCCTATCCAATATCCAATTGCTAAATCATCGCCAGTACTCCAGTTTGCAAAATCATAAAAAGTAGATGTGTAAGGAATACTATAATGAACATTTAACAAATCTTTTATAACTTCTAATGCTTCTTCTATATATGTTCCGTTTCTATCTTTTACGCCCTTTACATCCGCTGTAACTTTCTGCCCGGGTGCATAATCACCACTTGCAACAGTAATCACAAATTCTGCGTTTGTCGTATCTGTTGAATCCGGCGTTACTTCTGCCCCATCAACATATACGGCATCAATAGAATTTATTCCTGAATGATTAGAAACATCACATATTTTAAAAGTATAAGATGCTGGAGCAACTTCTTCTTCGTTCTCACATATACATTCTACATTAAGACATTGTCCATATATTATAGGTATGCCTTTGCCAATGTTATTATCTTTTAAATTAGGATAAGTAGTCTGATTATAATAATTATCAGGCAGTTTTTTTGTCCATGCCTTTGTGTTATCTCTAACATCAATAGTAAAATCAAATACAGTTAACTCTGTTCCTGTTGAGATATGCCCAATGTGTTGTAATCTAAAATCATTATCACCAGAAAAACCTAATTTAATTCTCGATTCCTGTCCTGTTATTTTGTTATCTGTTGTATAAGTGTCAAAGTACCCATCTGAATTTGTTAATTTGCTTGCTCCTCCACCATATCTAATTATTCCAAAATATTCTTTGCTTTTTTTCCTTGATATACTCGGAATACTTTCTATTCTTGGTTCATAATAAATATTATTTAGATAAAATCCTGGACTTCCTTTATCTACAAACCCTGTAGTATCGCCAACTTTCATATTAAATAACTGCGGCCTGTTTCCGTCTGGACAATGTACATAACAATTATTAAATAACTGATCAAAATAAAATGTTTTTTCAGTTAATATGCAATCCGCTATACTTGCAACAGCATTTAGTCTCACTGACCCAGCTATTACCGATCCTATTGAATTTATAGTTAATGCACTAATACCATTTAACCATGTAGATGGTATATGGGCATATAAAGCATCAATATTAAAATACCAGACAGGAGCAAGATAGTTTGTCCAGAATTCCCGACTTCTGGCAATATCTATTTCTTGTATAACTACAGGGTGAGATCTTGGTTTTATTATTTCTGTTTCAAAACTCAAAACTTAATTAACCCCCACATAGTAATATTTTTTACAGTGTTTTCTGTATTCCCTTGGTTTAACGATTGTAAATATGTAGAAGACCATGCAGCAGCAGCAAATGTGCTTGTCCCTAAATTTAAGGCTCCTATAGCACCGCCACCACCAGATCCCCTATATGCTTGTATTGTATGGTTATGTTCTTTGTTTTCATCAGCCTGGTATTCTCCAGCATCCCTTGTACCATCCTGATCCCTTGTCCCGGCAACATCAATCGCCCTAATACTTCTACCGTTCAAGTCCGGCAAAACCGCTTTATCTGCATCGGCATGATAAAAAGGATGTGCGGCATCTGCTAAAGCTTCCATTTTAAGCAAATGAACCAAGCGTCCATATTCTGGATTAGTTGTACTTGATATAGTTGATCCATCTGCTATTACATATCCAGGTTTATATTGAGTACAACACCATGCTATATCACCAACACTATTTAAATCATGTCCACCATCTGATATATTTCCATAACAATATTTTCTTGTATAATCTCCGTTTGAGTTTTTATATATATATCCATAATATCTGTCATTTGTTGCATAAAACCCCTGTTTAGCTGTATCCCATGTAGGCTTTGTTGTTGTTATAACAGATTTAACACCTGTGCCATCAACAGTAAATTTTAAATAAACAAGTGTGCTATTGGCTATGCCCCCCCAATTCCCATCCGGATCGATATCATCATTTGCACTTGCATAGTATGTTGTCCCTGCGACCTCTATTACTGATCCAGAGGCGATCTCAGGTTCACTTGTATTATCCCTGTTAGTCAAACTTATTTCTATTCTGCCAAGTTTCGACTGATCAAATTCTCCAGTTTTTGAAGCCCCTGTATTTACTAAACTCATCTAACTTCCTCCAGTTTTAACGGCGCACTCCAATTATAATTAAATTCATTCTTAGTCATAAAATCATCTGTAATTGACACATATAAGGGAGGCACGCTTGTTAAATCATTTTCATCTAATACGAATATAAAAGGATCTATTTTTGATGTATCTGCAAATAATGTTTTAAAACTATTTTTCATGTCGTTTGTCCACCATGCAAAGCTTAATGAAAATCTCTGTAACTGGACACCGTCATAACCGTATACCTGACCTGTTGGATTTTTATGAACTATAGAGTTGTCTATTAAATCATTATCAAATGCCATCCGGCATGATATAGTTGCCTGTAAACAAGTACCTATATAAACCCTCGGTATTTTTATATATTCATCTGTATTATCAGGATCATAAAATAAAAAAGACCAAAACCTTAACCCTGATGCAGATATAAACTTTAATATAATATTAGCATTATAAGTCAAGGTTTCATCAACAGTTGGACTTGTCCAGTCTGATGACGCATTTCCTTGTATCTTTATCAGCGCATTACTTGACAGATTATGTTCATTCAATATTGCTGCAGCTGTAGGATTTAAAGTATTTCCCGATCCTACATCTAATATTATCCGGTTTTCTAAAGTAAACTTAATATCATCTAAATATAATAATTTACCCACATCTTCAGCAGATTCAATCAAAACTTTAATTGTTACACCTGTAGTTGCTGAATTAAGCGTGACTGTCGCTTGTTCCCTTTCCCAGGTCGATGTACTTGAAACATTAAATGTTAAAGTGTCATTCCACGCAGCTGCATAATATTCCTGAAACACTACATCAGCATTTGTCAATGTTGCAACATCTGTATACATCCAACAATCAAGCCTGTATGTTTGCCCTGCAGTTAATCCATGCATGTCTGTAGTAGTTGTATTGTCTGTTAAATAAGTATATGCGTCGCCCGCTGCGGCTGCACTTGTCTTTGTTAATAACCATGAATAACTCCCCTCTTGTGCTTGTGCTGCCGATCTTGCCCATGTTGCATTAGTCAACCCAGATGTACCGCCATCAAGTGTGGGACTGTTTGCATTTTCACAGTCACCATAAGTCATATAATCTGTAATATCTGATCGCCAATATTTTGATAATCTGTAATCCTGAACATTTGTAACTGGATAACTTGAATTAGTTCCTATCCCTTGCAGAGTATAATCATCTATTTTATTATCGTAACAAAATCGCATTTATCCTCCTGTCAATGCCCTTGTATCAATTAACAGATTGCCATTAATACTTGCCTGATAAGCCTTATCCCAGATTATATCCTCACCTAAATATATTTTTATCTGTATCGGTTGCCCTGCCTGATCAGGTCTTCTGATATTAACCTCTTCACCTGATTTAGCACGCATTAAAAATGAGTCATCTTCAAATCCTGGCGGTACTGTAAAAGCTCCGCCCTGTTCAAATTTAGGAATAGGCTGACTTGCTATCATTGCTGTTTTTGCAGCACCCAAAGCACCAACAGCAACAGCTGCAGGTATGCCCCATGGGAAGCCTAATTGTGCAAATGTCTTCATTACTGCTGCGCCTGTATCAATTATTGACTGTACTATTCCCCATGCCTTCTCCTGTCTTGCCTGTCTTGTTTTTATCTGTCCTCTTTTTTTATCATAATCAGCTTCTAATTTTGCAAGAGCCTTGTTTTTTTCATCTTCATCTTTTACATTTTTTTCAATAGCTTCTTTTTCCTTTTTATAATTATTATCAAGTTCAATATTTTTATTATTAAAATACATGCTGAATATATCAGCCATGCCTGTAACCATTTGATTTGTAAAATCTAATGATGTCTGAACCAAATCCATCATCCTTTCTTTTTCTTTATCATGCTGTTCTTGTCTTATTGCGTCAATTTCACCTTGATACCATTCTTCTATTTCTATTCTATCAATTCCTGCTTTTTCAAAATTCGCTTTCATTTCATCAAGTTTTTTAATTTCTTTTTCTACATCTGTTAAATGTATATTTTCCCATTCTGCGAGAATATTTTCTATTTCATCTGTAGTTCCCTGTAATGCAGGCGGCACATTATTTAAATCATCTAACAAAGCCTTATTATTGCTTTTTAATGCTTCCATCAATTTATTTACAGCATCTATAGATGCTTCAGTGTTCTTTTTTAATTCTTCTGCATTTTGTGTTGTCCCTTCTACAAATTTCCCGAATTCATCCATTACAGTGCTAATTATTTCACCTATGCCGGTTACAAATTCGCCACCTGTTTTAACCCACTGATCTAAAGCTTCTTGTCCTGCAGTTCCTAATGCATCCCATTTTTCCTGATTAAATGGATCTATAAGAGCTTGAACTAATTTGACTAATACATCTCCTGTTTTCATAGCTGCTTGAATTAAATTGCTTAAATGGTTTATTGCAAATTCTATTATCTTTCCAAATATTGCAAAATGAGCAGATACAACCTGAACAATTCCACCAAGTATTGTAAATATAACATTTGATTCATTTCCTTCTCCGACAATTTCGCTAAATTCTTCAGAAACCTTGGATGCTATGTTTTCGGTAAAATCTTTAAACATACTAAATATTTTACCAAATATTGTACTTAATATAGATCCAACACCTGCAACAGCTGATAATATGGCTTGTATCTGAGCCATGCCTTCTCTTGACTTTAAAAATGCATTCACACCTTCTGCCATTTTAGTAAACGATTCTGCTAACGGAACAGCAGCGTTACTTATATACATCCCTATAGTCTCATTTAAATCTGACATAGTATTATCAAATCTTTTAAATATTCCTATAGGTGTTTTACCCATCTCCTCAGCTACTCCGCCGAATTCTACGCCAAGCTCATCGAGTATAACCTTTTGTGCAGAAGCAATATCATTCATATCCATAAAGCTTTTAATTTGTTTTTTCTGTTCTTCTGAAAAACTTATTCCTATACGCTTTAATCTACCTATACCTGCAATAGGATCGTTTAATGCTGTACCTAATTGTATAACAGACTGCTGTAAATCCTGACCGAACATAGTTGACATATCGGCCGCCCTTGCTATCGCTTCAGGAAATACATCTTTACCTATCTTTGTAAATGTTGTCATGATGGCTTGAGCATTTATTACAAGTTCATTTCCGAATACTGTAGTCTGTTGCATCCCGGCAGCCATAGCTTTCATTTCTTCTGCTGTTATTCCAACAGCATAGCCAGTAGCCTTTAATGCAGATTCAAGCTTAACTTCTGCCTCAAGTTGCTTTTTATATGCTTCTGTTGTGCCTTTGAATACATTTATCAAACCTTTTATCGCTGCTACAACTACAAGAGCCTTCATTGCAAAATTCTTGAATCCTTCAATAGTACCTTTAATACCTGCTTGAGTTTTGTTTATACTATTGTTCATTTTTTGCATTTCCTGAACAGCTTTTTGGGTTTCTGCTTTAATAAGTAATAGAAGTTCTTCTCTTGCCATTATCCATCATGCTCCGCTATTGCTTCTAATATATCAGTTACCCAGAACGGCCAATCTAAAAACCCACCTCCATAAGGATTGCCGTATTTTTTGTAACGTATAAAAAAAATAACAGCCTTCTTAACAATTATATCTGCCATTATAGCAGGTATATCATGAGTCTTTATTTTATAACCTTTTCCGCCAACCCCAGGATACCGCATAATATTTTTCATTTTGCTAACATCTCTATTTTCCCATCCATTCTTATATAACAAGTAGCCATTAACTATTTTTTTTTAGTCTTTTCATCCACTTCCATGTTAGATATTAAAAATGTTTTAACCTCGCTATATAAACTTCCGGTAAATTTATTATCCTGTAGTTGTTCACCTGTAAGTATTTCCTCTCCGTTTATTTTAAGGTTTTCAATTCTTAACAAACAAAACCTGAATAAAGCATCATAATCCCATTCAAATTTTATCTTAGGACTTTTCTGATCTATTTCCATATCAGCAATAGCAACACGTTTTATTTTATCTTTCTGTTTGTTTGTTGCATAAATCCAGTGCACTTTTATTTGCTCATCTTCAGGTTTTTTCTTGTTACCCATCCATTCTGGTATATAAATACCACCATCTGTAAACGTTAGTTCCATGATAATACCTTATGTTGTTGGTACATGGTAAAGGTTACCAGTCTTTTTATAGTTGACTGTTATAACATCAACATCATTTGCACCTACAGGCATATCAACAGACTCAATTATTGCTGAAAAATAAAGCTGATCATCTGCTGTATCATCCTGTTGTAACTGCAATAACACTTCTTTAAGTGTTACGCTTGATAATAGCTGATCAACTATTACCTTCTGCTGTGCATTTGCCGGGTCGAATACTATTGTCAAACTCCCAGAGCCGCCTCTTGTTGTTTGTTTGAATTCTTGATCTGTTGAACCTACAGGCGTAGTTTCCTGATTGTTGATTGTTCCTGTATATGTCCAGTTTGTAACATCAAATGCAGTTGTATCAATTAACGCTGCACCGTCAACTCCTGTTTTTATCGCCATATACACCCTCCAATATTTCTAATAATCTTTTGGCTGAAATATCCCATGTTAGATGTTTTCTAACTATCTCAGCTGCAATCTTGCCCTTAACAAGAGCAGATTTATAATTTATATAAATTCTTATCATTTGTTCTAATACACTTTCAATAATAGGATAAGCCGCCTGAGTTTCATGCCGTTTAGCTTCTGTCCATTCTTCCAGCCTTTCAAGTGTAGTTATATTACTTAAAGTATATTCTATAGGATAGCCCCAGTCTTCCCGCATATAATCACACATCCCTGAATAATTTGTATACGCTGCAGGAAGACCAGTGCTTAATGCCTCAACTAAAGTTAAACCGAATCCCTCGCCCATAGAAGGAAATATAAAAGCATGTGCATCATGATTTAATTTTACAAGTTCATCTATGCTTAGCGTTCTATTATCAAAAATAACATTATCACCCTTCTGTATTCCTTCATCTTTGCCATTGCATGCCTTAATATATAATTCAGTTGTCTTTTTAAACTGAGGGAATAATATAGTCCAATCATTCCACGCTTTTAAGACATGTAAATATCCTTTCCGAGGATTATTAACACCAAACCAATAAAATCTAAACGGTTTATTTTTAGGGAATTCTCTTTCTATGTATTTATATTTGTTAGTATCGCATCCTTCTAAACATACATAAATAGGTATATCAGTATACTTCCTGAATAGTTCTTCATTATGTTTACAGGGCACTACTAAAACATCAATGTCTTTTAACTTCTCAATCCAATTGTCCGGTATAGTTGTATATTCATACATAGTATATACTACATTTATTTTACCAGGGATTTTTTCATAATGACACAACGGTTTAATATGCAAAGCTATTTTAGCATTGTCGTCTATATTCATTCCATTTTTTTTCATAGCGTACATCAAGTTTTTTTGATGCGATGAATACCCGAATGAATTGCCTTTTCCGTCAAATTTGTCCACCCATTTAATTAACATAAATTACCCTTTCTTCTATGGGAGTATTAAAATTACAATCCCTGCACAACCCTTTAAATACTCCGTGTTTATGTTCCTGATATTTTTTTCTTCTTTTACTATTGCTTACTAATTCATGTACTTCATGTTGCATTATATTTCCCCAATTAGTAGCGCCTTCAAAATCATGTGCACAACTGTTTATAGTACCATCTATGTTTATTGATAGCTCTCGTATATATTGACAAACTATTCTTTTATCTTTTTTATATTTGTCAAGTGTATAATCTTTTTGAAATTGATTATCATATTTATATGAGATCCTCAATCTCCCTGGAAAATCTTTAAACAGTTTTTTAAATCCGCCTTCACATCCCTTATTACCTTCCCATATAAGACAATGTATTTCCGCTTTTATATCTTTGAATATTTCATAATTCTTATAAATATTTTTTAAAACTTTCTCAAACGGTAGCCCAGTTGTATATTCATAAGACTTTTTATCTCCACCATTAAAACTTATAATAAATTCATCTACATTAGGAATATAATCCATATAAGCTGCATTTGTTGTTATTATAACTGGCTTCTTTTTTAAGCTTTCTATAATATTAAATAATTCCATAGTATTAGAATGAAAATATATATCTCCTGTATTATTTATAAGTATGCGTCTTGTTATGTTATCAGCGTTTAATTTTTCATATATATATTTAAATACTTCAGGTTGCATTTCTCTTGTAAATCTCTGCCATGATGGGCAGGTTTTGCATTTAGCACCGCATTCTGTTGTAACTGTTATGGCTGCATCCATTATCACCTCTCGTAAATTATAATGAAATCTCTTTGTACTTCATAAAAATCTTCTACTTTCCCAATATCTCTAAAAGCTGTGGGCTTTATTCTTATAATAGATATTGTCCCAATAGTAGTACCATGTATTTCTGATATTCTTGTCCTTAATGCTAAATCAATCGCTTTACATTCTGCATATGTATTAGCAACAATATCAAATTGTATTGTTGGTTGACTTGCGTCTTTACCTACATAATATCTGTCATCAGGATCGCTTATAACCGTATATACCATATACGGCCTTGCTATTTGTTGATTTGCAACAGCCGGATCTAATCTATCAGCTATATAACCTGAAACAGTAGCATCAGCTAAAATATATGTTCTTAATGCAGATTCTATATAAGCCATTAATTACCCCATACCCTCCTTATAATTTCTTTAAACATATTTATTACAACATTTTTATGTTCTTCTCTATTCTTGCGCACAAATGATTTTGCCGGCATGGCTGGGATAGTTACTTCTGTTCCCCAAAATATAGAGCCATCGCTTAATATTTGCTTGTCTTTTATAACCACCTCATGAGCCTTTGTTCCATACTCAAAAAACTTCCACCACCATGCTTGAGTTGTAATATATCCTGCTATAAAATCAATTCCTCTTTCTATTCTTGATTTCATTGTATTCTTTATTTTTTCATGAGGAGCATCTGATCTAATTTGTGCTTCCATGAATGACGTGGCCTTTGGAATTGATTCTGATGCGAGAGTTATCATTTGATTGAGTTTTTTAGTGTCTATTTGTTTTATAACTTCCATTTTAAGCATTTATATCTTGATCCCCCACTTTTTTACAGGCAATAATTAAATCTCTGTTTGCCATTTCAGGATTAACAATATATTCAATCTTATAAAAAGATTTACCATGTTTAATATGGTAATCTTCCCTGATATCTGTACGCCATCTTATTTCTATTTTAGTATCAAGTTCTGCGCTGTACTTTTCTGCGATCCATGTTTCACGCCCGGTAAGAGGATTTATAGAAGCCCATACTGTAGCAACTGTAAATGGAGTTTTTACAGGCTGTCCAAATTCATCTTTTGCCTGAACAAATCCCCTTATCTGTATTTTTTTATTTCGCCTTCCTGCTCTCATAATAGGTTTACATCCTGCAGCATAAGCAATTCCACAACTCCAAATGGTATATTTTGTAAATTCTGCCTGATTGAATTCTCTCTGTTCTCGTAAAAATGACCTACAAGCAGTAAAATTGCTTGTCTTATACTTTCAGGAACGTCTGTAGCATTGTCACCGTATCCACATACATATCTGATTATTACACCGTTTGCAGGTCTCAATACATCGGAAGGCCATGAATAACCATACTGTAATACTATTCTTCCAGGGTCTTTATAAGTGTCTACATAATAATAACTATCAGAAAGAGTGCTTTCTGTTTCATCTGTATCATAATACTTTACACTTGTAACAGATTGTAATGGAGCAATAGGTATTTGTATTGTGTCCGCTGCCGGGAAATCATCAAGTGCCTTTTCCCATGTCTGCGTAATATAAGCCCTGCCTTGATATTCTTCACAATATACTCTTGCTGCTGAAATAAATCTTGTTAATACATCATCCTCTGCGCTATATGGAGTTCCTTTTATTACAGTACATCCATATGTACTGTTAGCATTAGCAGTTACACCTACACATCTAATATATTGTTTTGTTCCAGTGTATTCTTTTTCATATATTGCATCATCGCTTGCCGTTGTTACTTGTGCAAATGTACCCCAGTTTGAATATGCTACATTATTATCAGACTCCTGAATAGTTACATCAAGCGTTGAAGTTGCTGCAAATGTTCCACAATTTAAATTGACTACAGCCCTGTAATTTAATACATCAATTCCTGTGCCTGTATCTGTTCCTGCTCCATATTCGTCCGGTACTATAGTCTGTTCACTGGTAATTGAGTCTGCAAAATCACTTGATGCATCAATTCTTAAGTGTTCTTTAACTTCATTAAGGCTTACAGGTTCTATTGTAGGTTCAGTAATTATCTTCATACATCATAACCATGCACACCGGTAATATAAAAATCTATTGTTGCATTATCTGTTGCATTTTTAGCCTGACACCATACCTTTGTGCCAACATCTAAATCCTTAACACCTATCGCAATAGGAATGCCTGCAGACAATTGAGGATTTGCCGAGTCAAATAAAACAGTTACAGTACTGTACTGGCCTGCTGTAATAGCTGCCGCCATAGTTCCTGTACCCCATACAAACCTTAATATATATGTTGTACTTTCCGAGACGCTAACTATCATTGCCTCGGCTAGATCGAACTTTACTTGGCCTGTTATTACAGGTGTATCAGTTGTTCCGAATATTTTAGCTTCGTCATTTGCATCCGCTCCATAAACACCATTCCCACTTATAGCCTGAAAAGTTGTTAGTCTGTCCTCTGTTGCCCAGTTTGTCCCGGACTGATCGGCGCTTTTACCATATGTCCTACTCTGTCTGTGTATATGCCCTTCAATGTGTTTTACATCTGTATATACATCTGCTTGATCTTTTCCGTTTACTATTAACATAATATCACCCATTTATTGGCTTAAACTTAATAGTCAAGCCCCATGTTCTGCTGTTTGTGTTAGTATAAGTGAAATCTAACTTATCACCTGTCTGATACTCAAACGGCCTGTCCGGTTGAAATTTCAAAGTAGTAACAGTATTCATATCCTGACTTACAATATTAGCCCCATATTCTGCCCCATTATTATCTATTTCATCTACGCTGAAATTTTCAGCAGCACCACCTGCAGCACTTAGTTTTAATACTATTTCCTCAAGCTGAAACCCTGTGTTAGGTTCAAATACATATGCTATTGCCCCTGCACCTGTTTGATAAACTTTGTTAATCATGGTTTACCTCACTTGGATACATCGCATCCATGCTATGTCCATATTTTTCGCTACTGCTTCACCGTTGTAAAATGCAACTGATGGAGTTAACGCAACTGCTGCAAGTCCTGCGGATACTGATGTAACAAGGTTATTGTCAACATACGCATATACCGTCTGACCATCATAATATATTTCATAGATATGTTCGTTTGTGTCCATCGCTACACTTGATGCTGTTGTACCTTCTGTCCCATTCAATTCATTTGTAAAATTAATTGTTGTTGACCCATCGAGACATGAAAAATATATTCCATCATCCGTTACTGCGTGAGCATGTGCATTTATTAATGTAGTGTCAACTTCACAAAGACCAACTAATAGATCGCTCTGTGTTGCATCTGAAATCTTACACTTAATGCCAAAATACAACGGCTTGCCTGCTGTTAGCTGAAAAGCCGAGCCTTTTAATTGCATATTGATTCCGTCATTTTCATTTGCAGCATTAGTAATTAAAACTGCCTGTCCTGCTTCTGTATTATTGACTGCTGTTGTATTTCCTGCGCCCGCTTCCGTCATCGTGCATGTAAACTGAGTAGGATCGCCTGTTGTGTCATCTGTCGGTATTCCTAAACCAAGTTCAAACTTGCGAACATTTTCACCAACGGCATCAAGCCACCTGTTATTATATAAATCATCATATGTGACAGTTGCATATGTGTTTACTGTTTTTGTTTGTCTTGCCATATAAGCTCCTTTAAAATAGGGCGGGTAAACCGCCCCTTAATTTAAGCATGTGTACTTGCTGTCCAGTTTATTAACATCCCTTTTTCATTAACAAGGTTACATACATATACTGGATCAAACAATTGAAAAGTCGCTCCTGTTACTGCTGTTGTAATATTGGCTGCGTTGTCCTGCAACATGATTTCTATATCCGGGCCTATAGTACCGCTTGAACCTGTAATAGTATCGACTATTGCAATATCAGCTGCGTTCTCTGTCCAGATAAGACCAGAATGTACATGTACTCTATTAGATGCAGTTGTTCTAAAATCAATTCCGCCAACTGCAAAATTGCCATATAGGTTAAAGTTTCTGATAACTATGTCATCCGAACCATCAACTGCAATAGCACTATTCGCACCTGCTGCGGCTGCACCGATACTTTTAAACCCGTCTATAAGTAGTCTGTCTGCTCCGTCAACAGTAATTAATACATCAGTAGCCTGTCCTGTTACATCTCTATACTGACAATTTACTACAGCACAATCAGCTCCGGAAACTTCTATACATCCTGTTGTTGCATCAATATCACCAGTAAAACTAAGATTGTGTATTGAAACTCCTGCTGCAGCGAGTTTACAGTCTCCTGCGACTGCTGTTACGCTTAAAGTAGGCATCAAATTGCCAATCCTGATTCCGTATACTGTAACACCTGCTACATCAATATCAATTGCGCTATCTGCAGCAAGCGTTTCTGTATGTGACGGATGCACATATATTGCGTCGCCTGCTGACGCTGTACACTTGTTTACAGCTGCATCAATAGTATTAAGTGCAGTATCCCATGTTAACCCATCATTGGCAGCTGCACCAGAATTGCTATCTACATAAAAGCATGTTCCTGGAACATCACCCGGATAGAAAAACAAATGACCTTGCAACCATCTTGAAGCAACCGATCCTCTTGGAGGATTAAAAGCGTTTACACTCATTTTATCCTCCTTATGTTAATACAGTTCTGTTAACATCTTCTGCGTATCTAGGATTAAACAGAATTGCTACAACTCCGCCATCACAAGCATTATTCACTACTTCTGTTAACTGTAACCGTACATATTTATCAGAACCACTTAAACCGTCTGAAGATACCCATATTTCCTCTGCTGTATCTGCTCCTGCTGTTGTTGTATAGCCTGCTGCCGCCCTTGCAGTCCATGCTGCCCAAGTGTCTGTTGCGGTTGTCATGGTTCTTGACCTGAATGCCACTGCTGTAGTAGTTGTCGGAGTAGTATCGTCACAACTTTCTACTGTTACAGTAGCCGTTCCTGTTGCTCCTGCTCCTCGCTGGATAATAAAAATAACATCCCGCCAATCCTGCATATTGATTACATCACTTGCCGGATTACCGTTGTAAATATCTTCATTAGCAGCTATAAAGCTTGAGTTGAAACAGTTTACAATTTTATGTTCTTCTGCAAAATTTACCATTATTTCCTCCTTATGCTCTTTCTGCTAAAGTAATAAAAGGTGACTGAGTATCAGTTGTTTTAAAAGGTGTAACAGCACTATTGATATCAGGCTGACCGTCTACTCTATATACAAACCTGAGAACAGTTTCATCATAAATAAATCTGACATGCATACTGAGTGCTGACTGCATTCCACCTTTATCTGTTAACATATAATGTTTAAAATCAACAAAATAAATATCTCCTGCATCTCCCAGAGTTTCGCACTGTTCAATCGGTATAATGGGCCTACCAAGTAAAGTTCCTGCTGGCGCATTCGGCATACTGCCTGGCAGCATAAACATAGGCGCACCACCTGTTCCGACTGCATGATGAAGCTGAAAAATCTGAGGCCAACAATTCTGATTTATAAGCCACACTGAATTTGATAATGATGATGGAAATATTCTACTATACATCTTCTCAATATTTTCAGCCACAATAGAATCTGCTGCTTGTCCAACTTCTTTCGCCACACTTACAAGCGCACCTGAATTCTTAATTCCTAAAGGCTGGCCTGCACCTGTTCCCTCAATTATTGCATCATCAAGTTTGAAACCCATTTCCTGTGCAAACATATCCCTGACATAACCCTCTAAGGCTGCAACATCCATCATAAGTTCATCGGTCATATATACAAGACCAACAAGTTTATGTGGTTCGAGTTCTACCCTTCTAAATTTAGGTTTACTTGATGTTTTCTCATCACCTTCACCTGCCCAGTACATTCTTACTCCACCATTCCTGTATCCGTCTGCTCTTGATGTTTCATCTACACCAGGAATTACTATTTTTCCTGCACTTGTGCTAATCGGTATTCTGCGGCATCTACTTGCAAGTAATCCTGTAGCATATGCGTTCTGTAATAGCTCTGAACTATAATCTGTAGTCAAAAGGAACCCGCCGTCTGACGGAATCAGTTCACTTAAACCAGAAATAGCACGCTGTTCGTTTATTTCAGATAAAGCTCTTTTCTGATGGTTTCTTAATCTTGGAGTAAAATCTCCACCATCAGGTCGTGACGCTTTTATACAATCCTGAACATACTGACCGAATCTATATTCTTCTTTTTCAGCAGCAGGCTCAACATTATCTAAAATAGCCCTTGCAATTGGCTTTTCTTCAGGTTTTCTTTCTGAAATCCTTGACCTTGTTTTTATTTCTGCTTCTATAGTTTCTATTCTGTCAAGTTTTTCTGTAACCTTTTCAAGCTCATCCTTTGTAAAACTTCTTGATTCATCATTGACACTTGATTCAAGTTCATCTATTTCTGTCTGAAGTTTTGCAAGCTCGTTTTTAAGTTTATCCATCTTAACCTCCTGTGAGTTTTGACACCCGATATTTTTTTAACAATATTCTTGCCTGAATAGAGTAATCCGGTTCTGACAATTCTGAATGCCCTTCTGCAGGCGGTTCATCAATATTTAAAAAACTACCAAGTATATCAATTGTATTTTTAAGAATTTGATTATCACTATCTGACAATTCAATATTTCTATTCGCTTTTGTTATTATTAAATTTATAGAATTATAATCAATACCCATTTCTATAAGTGCATTTCTGACTTTTACTTCTGTTTGTGTGTATGCTGGAAATGTTACTGGTGAAATATCAAATAATTTTGCTTCAATTAAATCTCGCTTCTTGTAATCTTCAGACCATGAATCTTTTATGGTCTGAAAGCCAAAAGAACATTGACTTATATCACCCCTGTCAATGGATATTTTCAAATCTTTTGCAATAGATGTGTCTGGCAACACTACTCTGAATTTTAAACCTTTGTTATTTTCAATAAGATCTAAAGTGTCATTTTTTGTACGGCCTAATACATAATTAGGATCATGATTAAACAAAGCTCTTATATCGTTTTCTTTTATTGTTTTTTTAAAAGCACCCGGCTTTATGCGTTCTTTAAAGCCCCCTAAATCTTCAGAATATACATTAAACCTTGCGGCATAACCTTCAAGAGTGTTATTATCTGAATCATATCTAAATTCCATATCAACATCTTGATAAATATACCTTCTTTCAATAAAATTAGAAGCTGCTTTTTTTTCTTTCCAACTCGATTCGCATATTGCATATCTTTTATCATCATCTGGATATTCTTCTATCATGGTATCATTAGACATACATCGTGAAATAAAATCATCTTTTGATTCGTTGGTTTTTGGTTTTGGTATTGGCAATATACACCTCCCCTATGGTAGCAGGTCGGTGTATTCCGGCGGTCTGTTTTATTTAATCTATATATTCAGTTATATTACAATGTACATCCGGTTTATCCTTATGTACATTAAGCTCAATCTTTATAGTATTATTATACTTCTTTTGAATATCTTTTGCAATACTCTTCAAAGTATCTATACTTCTATCTTGTTTTTTTAAAATAGCTTTTTCCATTATACTGGTATTATAGAACAATCACAACCCTGATGAGCTGAAGGATGACTGATATTACTGTTAAAATTCATCGGTTCTTTATCTTCAGGCTGAATGCTCTCTCCTTTTGTTATATAATATCCACCCTCTGAAATAATACGTCCATCAAGTGTATTGCAATAAGGGCATGACTTTCCAACAGAAACCCACATGCTATTGAAACCAGATGCAAAAAATATAAACTGTGCAAAGCCGTTTTCGCCATCTATCAATTCGTGATTAGTTACTTTATCAGCTCTTTTTTCTTCCCACTCCGACAATCGCTGATCTATATTGTTATTTATTTCATCAAGCTGTGAATTTCTTATTATTTTTGCCAGTTGGCTTTGGCTGCTTGAAACATATCTTACTGTAGTTGTGTCCATGTAATTATCTATAAGTTTTGAGGTATCAATATCACTTGCTTTTACTTCTTCTTTGGCAGCTCTTACAATTTCATCAGCAAAACTATATATAGCAGGTTTATAATTTTTTACAAAATAATCAGGGAACTTTCTATAATAGTCATTCATCAAAGTAAGTAATTCGTCCTTAAAATCATAGTTATTTGTCATACTTCTTATATCTTTTATTTCTTTATTGACAATTCGCTGTAAAGTTTTTTTAAATAAATCTCTGTATGAATCGGTTATATTTCTTCGTATAACAATGCTTTTTGCTGCCCTTGTTTCCAAATTATTAACTATAAGTCTTTGTTCAATCGGTATAATAAGGCTTTTTTCTTCTTTGTCTTCTTCTTTATTTTCTGACTTATCTTCTTCTATTTGTTTTGGCTCTTCCATGGGCTCTGGTTCTTCTGTTAAGCTTTTAGCATTTACCATATTAAGCGGAATCATATGTGCATCTGCATATTCTTCATCTATAGGGTTCATGTTCTCCATTCCAAGTATTGCATTAGCACTTAACCAACCACCCATGCGGCCTATATTATATGACTCATACCTTGTTTTCATATCAGCCCTTAATATAGCTTTAAAATCACATTCAATAAAAGTATTGATAGGATCTGGCAGCAATTTTATATTCATTACTGCCTCCATCCTTTCAAGCCACGGCCTTATTGTATCCTGATAATAACTGGCCTGTTCTTGCTCTATGTTAGAATAAGTTGCGTGTGATAAATCTTTTAATTTATGAGGAGGCATATTTAGCCATCGGGCTATTTCTTGAATCTGAAATTCTCTTGATTGCAAAAATTGTGCATCTTCTAAAGGCATACCCAATTTCTCATAAGTCATACCTTCCGATAATACCATAGTCTTGTATGCATTAACTGCCCCACCGTATTCGCCTTTTAACTGCTTTTTAAGTTTATGCTTTGCTTCTACGCTCAACTTTCCTGGATGTGTAAGTATTCCACCTATGCTTGTACCCGATTCATAGAATTTATTATTAAATTTTTCCATAGAAAGACCAAGCCCAATAGCTTCTTTTGCTAAAGACAATACAGAATAACCTTGTATTCCATCAAATCCCAATCCCGGTATATGCAATATTTCATCCTGTAAAAACTCTTTTACTCTGTTATTATCTCGATATAAATATGTAAGTGTGCCATCATTATTTACTTTTATTTTCTGTATATTGCGAGGATTCATTAACCAAAGACCTACAACTCGATAAGACCGATCCCTCTCAATATAACTATAAGCATTCCCCCAGTTTATAGCATGGTTTATTGTAGTTTCACTCCAAGTATAAGCAGAAGTTCTTATATTTGTTTTTTTGCTAAGTACATAGAATAAAGGAAGTGATTTGAATTTTTCTTTTTTTTCTTCTGAAATCTTTTTGTAAACATATATCGGCAAGGATGCTATCGTTTGGCTTATCTGCTGGACACCGTTGAACCATGCACTAAAATTCATGGCAATTTTTTCATTGACAATTATACCGCTTGAAGAGGGATAGCCTAAATTAATATAATCAAGTAAAGTATCTAAATCAGTTAATGAGAAAGCACGAGCAGCATTTTTAAAACGGTCTATAAGCTTTATTCCCAGTTTTTTTAACTCCTATATGATTAAAAGATCTTCAGTCTCATATATGCTTGTATTATCAACATTTCTTAAAGCTCTGTCAAGTGCCATTGCAAGAGCAATCATGCCATCAACTTTTTCTGTTGACTTTGACTTATCCATTTTTATATCACCTGCAGGATTTTCTACAATAACTGCATTAGATGACATCCATCTTAATACCGGATTATCGCCATGATTAAGTTGACCTGACATCAACATCCTTTCAAGGTCTTTACATGCCGGACTCATAGATCCAAAACCTTGACCAAACGGGACAACAGTCATTCCTTTTTCCTGTATGTCCTGGACTATTTTTGTAGCACCCCACCTGTCATATGCTATTTCTTGCAAATCATATGTCTGTGCATAATAATCTATTCTATCAATTATAAAATTATAATCTATAACATTTCCGGGCGTAGCCGTAATATATCCCTGTTCTATCCATACATCATAAGGGACACGATCTTTTTTTACTCGTTTATACACGTTATCTGCAGGCATAAAAAAATCACAAAGTATATTATATTTATCTTCCTCTGTTTCTTTTGCAAATACCAACACTAAAGCAGTTATATCAAGCGTGCTTGACAAATCTAATCCTGCATAACAGTTGCCTTTCAATTCTTCTGGTATTATGCCACTTCCCTTATTCCAGTTATCTTCAGTTAACCATCTTGATTCTGCTTCTGTCCAAATATTTAACTTTTTCCGTTTAAAAGAATTTTGCTTGCTTGGAATCTCTTTTGCTTGCTGTGCTAATTTTTTAAAATCATCAAGTTTAACAGATATCCCTAAATTTGGATTGGCTTTATACCATGATGATTCATCCTCCCAGTCATCGCCTTCGTCAATTGTAAATATCATCCCAAAATATGAATCATCTTCTATAACCCCTTCAAGAATCTTTTCTAAATATTCATGCTGCTCCCAGCATACAGATTGTTTATTAAATCCCGCAGTTGTTATTGCTGCAATAATTGGCTGTGTTCTTGATCCTGTCGCCTCGTCTAATACATCCCATACACCCCTTGTTTTATGTGCATGTAATTCATCAATAACAGCCAAATGAACATTAAGACCATCCATAGTATCATCGTCTGCACCTAACGGTTCAAATTTGCTTGCTGTTTCTATTATAGCAATATTGCTTTTAACAATCTTTGCTCTGTCGTTAAGTGACTTTACGTTTTTTATCATATCTCTTGCAATTTCGAAAACTATCCTTGATTGATCCTTTTTAGTTGAAGCACAATATATCTCTGCTCCGGCTTCCTTATCTATAAAGAATATTGCAAGAGACAGCCCAGCCATAAAACTTGACTTGCCGTTTTTTCTGGGAACTTCAATGTATACTGTTTTATATCTTCTTGTATTAGTATCTTTTTTCTTCCAACCAAACACGTTATAGACTATAAACTTTTGCCACGGTTCTAATTTTAATTTACTCCCTGCCCATTCACCCTTAACATGTTTTAGTATAGAAAAAAAATATAAATAATTTTCTACTGATTCGTAATCGAAAAAAATATTTTTATTTTCAAAATCTTTTAAAAATCTTTTTACCGCTTGTTGTTCATATTTACAATGTCTATCAGGATTATCTATAACATCAGAAATATAATTTTTAATGTCTTCGTTTTTTATGTTATCTTGCATTCTCTATTAAGAAAATCCTCTATTTCGTTTTTTTCTTTTGGCTTTTCAGGTTTAATACCAACCCTTGAACGTGCTGCAGGACTAAACCCAAACTCACCACACATTACTTTAAGTTGCGCAGAATATTTAAGTTCATAGTTCATCATGTTTTTAAGTATATCACCAATTTTTACTTTCATACTTAAATCATCTGTAACCTCATACAACTCTATTAATTCCGTTGTTTGTTTAGTAACCCATTCTAACCTGTCGGCTAAATTACAAAGAGATTCAAGCCCTTTTAAATCGGATTCTGTAATCATTCCAATTGTTTTATAAATTTTTATTATTCTTTTCCATTCTTTTTTTGCCCCATCGGTCATATATTCTGGCGGCTCTTTATCTTGTATTATTTCTGTTTTTGGAGCTACTTTTAACGGCCTTCTGCCTGGATTCCCTTGTAATTCTTCTATTTCTAATGGTTTACGCTTGCCTTTCATATCGTGTTACCTTTCGGGTAAAAGTTGCGACCGGATATTGAAACC